TCATCAATCTGTAATAATGCAGGACTAGCTAACTCTATTTCTTCTATCTGCTCTTCCTGATCAGGCTCTTCAGTTTGTTCTTCTACTTCTTGTACTTGTTGATCTTCATCTTTACCAACTTCAACCACTGAATTAGATCTTATGTAATATTCGTCTTCTTCACTTGTAGGAAGTCCAACTGCTCTTCTTGCGTCGGCTACTGTAGCCCAACCACCCTGAACAGCACTATTCATACGAACATAAATCTGATCTGTGTCCTGTTGTAAAGCTCTAATATCTTTTAGATCATAAGTACAAGTTAAGTTCTCTGCATTGATAAAGTCTGTTTTAAGTAATTGATTTTCAAATTCCTGTGCTACTTGTCGCCATAAAGGGATCAAAGTATTCTCTGTAAATGTTTCTCTAAGTTCTTTAGCATTAGAAAAAGTAGATCGATCTAAACCAATTTTAAGTCCTGCTAGGATCGCAGGTACACCAAGTACAGCGCTGATCCTGCTTTCAGGTACATTTCTTAAAGTTCCTATATCTAGATCTTTAGGACTAAAAGATAAAGTTTCTACTGACATAGATCCTGATAAGATCAATGGCGATCCTTTTTGTGATCCACCAACCTTACGCATGTAAGTTCTTTGGATCTGATCAGCGTCTTCTTCAGATAGCATATATTCATCTTTAGGACTTATGATTACAGAAGGAACACCCATGTTAGCAAGCAAAGCAGTTCCTAACTGTCCTGCGCTCTCATCGCCGTAAATCTCTCTTAAAACTGTTTTAAGTGGTGCAAAACCTTTCTTATGATCGTCAGGATCAATACCATTTCTAATATGAATAATATCTTCGATCTTAAACATAACTTTTTTATTCTTGATCTCGTATTCATATCCCGTAATTAATTCTTCATTAGTTCCTACAGGTGTTACATATTGGGGGATCAATGGGTGTAGTCCTACTACTTGTCCTGCGTTGTTCTTTTGTTTCATTAAGTATGCGTCGCCTGTTACATGGATCGAAGTCATCATGTAGCTAGATAAAACATCGCCCGTCATGTATTGATTAGGCTTTTTCATTAAAACTTCTAATGGGTGGTTAGGGACATACTCTTGATCGCCGTCTTCTGTATATTTATTAACAACTAATCTTCCTTCTGAAAAGGATCTAGATAAAACACCCAAACAAGCAGTAACAGCCGAATTACTAGCGCCGTTACCTAGAGTGTTAACATCGAATAATCCTGCTTGTGAATTATATCCCTGTATGTAACTCGATGAAGTTACAGGGTAATCATCAGAAAAGAAGTTGTATCTTTTTCTATTATCTACTTTTGTTGCTCTGCCGAAGATTATGTCTGATAACCTTCTTCTTTCTTCAGCCAATTTAAAACCTTTCTTATGGATCAAAGCGCATTAGGAACGCACCCAATAAACTAACGCGCCTGATCCAATTCGTGTCAGTTATTGTTCCCTACCATAATACATAAATTTTTCAAAGTTAATAAGCCCTAAGACTTTTTTTCAACTGCGTTTCTAATACGGCATAAGCAAGCGCGTCAACTATGTCATCGTGTTCGCCTTCAGGAAACTGTAACATTTCTCTTTCTAGATCATCGTACCACATAGCACCTGATCTGAAGTATATTTGTCCGCCTTCCATTTTCGCTGATAGTGGTAAAGCTCTATTGATCTTGTCCCGATCTGCTCTAAGTTCTTTTACTGTTAGCCCTTCTCTTCTTGCTATTTGGATCAAAGCTAACTGATAGCCAACTCTTTCTATTCCTACATACTGAAGATCATGTTCCCTAACTTTATCTTTTATGATCGGAATAATATCGGGTGCCTGAATACGATCTCTAACTAGATCCATAACTAATAAATTATTTTTAGGTGTTCTTCCTACAATAGCCATGACGGTATAGTCAGCCTGTTCTTTTGTCGATGTTGCTAGATCAACTGTTGCATATTTATACAATTCATCTTCGTAAAGCTCTTCGTCATTTAGTTTGATCTTAGTTCTTGTGATCAGATAACCGTCTTTATCATATTCCTGTACTTCTTCTGATCTATATCTTTTAAACCAACTATTCTGAAAGATACCACCTGAAAACTCTACAAACTGCGCTAGATACTCTTGGCTAAATAAATAAGATCCTATTTCTTCTTTAGCACTATCTAGCTCTTCTTGGCTGATCAATGGGTTTACAGAAGTAGGAAAGTTCCACCTTTCCCAATCATCTCGCTCGCCTGCAACATTATAGATCTCTTCAAAGTGATTAAAACCTTTTGGCGTTGATATAAACAAAGCACCACCCCTGCTAATAGATAACATAGGACGCACGATCTCTGCCCATACATTAGGTTTCATAAAAGCGTATTCGTCTAATACAGCGAAGTCTAAGCCTGATCCACGCATACGATCAGGATTATCAGCAGATCTAATAGATACTGATCCGCCTGTAGTTGTTATGATTGTCTTTTCACTCTCTCTAACTTCTACGCCATATTCGATCCCAATGTTTTTTAGATCCTTCCAACCTTCTAAACCCATAGCGTAAGTAGGTGCAATCCAAAAAGCACGACCACCACGCCAAGCCTTTTCTAAGCATAACCATACGCCTAATCTTGTTTTTCCTACTCTACGACCACCGCAGACGACTTTATAGCGTGCATTAGATCTAGCTACTTGGACTTGATGATCATACAATTTAGGCATATTTATTACGAAATGTTCTTTTACATCTTGATCATGTAGCTCTGTTTCCATTTATTTTCCTTTTTTATAGTCGGAATTTTCGGAATTTCTCAAACATCTTTTACATAATCCTAGATCTTGTTCGTCCCAAAAAGGCTGAAGACACTCTTCACAATAAGTAGTTTCTATCTCATTATCTAAATCATCTAAGATAGGATCATCAGTAAACATTATTCTTCTTCTTTAACTTCTTCAAACTCTGTATCGTAATCGTCTATTTCTTCTTCTTCTAGCTCTTCAGGATCTCTATCTATTAAGGATCCGTCAGACCAATTTAGATCTATTACTTTAGGTTTATTTATTTCCCCCGAAATTTCTACTTTATCCCGTTTTCCGAACTTATCAGGGTGTTTTCTCTCTAAAAACCATGCGTCTGCTGTCCATGCGCCTTCTTGTCCTGCTTTTTCTATCCTACTTAGCTTTCTAAGTATGCTTTCGCTTTCTGCGATTGCTAGATCTTCAAATAAAGATTTATAAGGCTCGATGTCTTGTTCTGCATATTCCCGCCATTTTCTATAGGATCTAGAAGAGATCCCTGCATAAGCGCAGGCGTGTTCAATGAAAGATCCCATTTTAACGGCGTCTAGTAGCCTAGTTCTTACGCCTTCATCTAGTAGCTTGTAAGGTTTATTGTTATTACTCATGCGCTCTTAATCATACTAGCATTATACGGAAAAACCGCCTAGCAGTTGCCTGTCAGGCGGTAAATCCGTTTAGTTACTAAGGTTTAAAGGGGTTAAAACCTTAGAGGGCAATTAAACTAAGTTGATCTCTTTCAGTATAGTCTTTCTTAGTCAGTTTATACATAAACAATTTATGATCATGTTGATCACACTTTATACCTTCGATCTCATGACCTTTAGACCTTAGATCTGATATTCTCTGCGCGTAATCCTTCACAAATAGTTCTCTAAAGAAGATTGAGCTACAAACAAAAGTCCCTTCGTTTCTTTTAAGGACATCATAGATCCTATCTTTATCAGCTTTCATCGCTAAAACTCTCAACTCTTTCTAGTTTAAATTGTGATCCATTTTCTAACTTTGTCTTTTCTTGTAGGATCTCTAGTGCTTTATCCATTGATCCTGCGACTATTGTCTTTTCGTGCATGATCGTAAATACATATTTCATAACCATTAAATTTCCCCTTTAACTTTTTCTAATTTTTCTTTGACTTCTTCTTTATATTTATTAACTATTTCTTTGGGTATGTTTTGATATGAATAATTATTATTTTTTTTAACAGCTAATATTTTTGCTATTTGCGTTAAAGTTAACTCTTTATCCATTTCAGTAAATACTTTTTTTTCCATGTTTTTAAATTTAGCTATTGTTTCTTTAACTTCATTTTCAAAGTCAACTAAATTATCATAAGTTATAATCCAATCTATTGGAATTAACTTATATTCTTTGTAATTTACAGTATCAGCCATTATCGATCTTCCCTTTTTAATTGATAAAGCATGTCTATTGCTTTGTCATACTCTCTGTTATCTACTTGATTTTTTATTCTTTTCTTAGCGATCTCTATAAGATCTTTCTTATAATTGTTTTTCATTACTCTTCTTCCCCTTTTACTTTATCGATCGGCATTGTTGACCAACCTGTCATTAACATTATTTCTATTGTTTCTAATGGTATCGGAACAGGATATTCCGCATTAGTCCAAGCTAACAACATAGGCTCGTCCCCAATAAATCCGAATTGAGCTTTACAATCTGTTACGCCGTCCTGAACTATAACTGTCCAACTCATTAGATTAGGATTAGCATATAGCTTTCTTTTCTTTGGATCAGGACTATCAGGCTCTAATAAATGTACCATTACAGATCCACTTCCTTTAGATCTACAAACTTACCTTCTTTTATCGCTAGCTTTCCTTTATAAACACGATCAAGATTATTTCTAAACTTGATCCAAGATCTTTGATCTATCTTGTATTGTTTTCTTTCTTCATAGCGATCTATTTTCTTTTCAATCCAAAGACCAAAGTCCCAAAAGAACTTAACAGCCATGATCGATATAAATAAAGATCCGATTATTTCTTCCATTATTCCCCCTTATTGTAATTAGTATGACTATCAACGATCGTTAATATTGTGTCATACAGTTTGTTTACTGTGTCTTCATGTGTATCAGGAAGGAACTCTTCTAAAGTATTTTTAATGTCGTGTTCTATTCCTAATTCATTTTCTTCAAAGTTATCAAAAAAGTTTTTAGCTCTTTGTAACATCAATTCTTCTTTTTGTTCTTGATCCATTTTATATTCCCCTTATTCCGTTTTCTCTAAGATGTTTTTTACAACCTTCTAAATCAGATATAACTCTGATTGGGTTATCATCTTGATCTACTTCTACTTTCCAATAAACTAGATTATCTTTAGTACAAGTTTCATCTTTATCAACGCAACTTAGACCGTTATTAACTATCCACATTGTTTTCATTTTATATTCCCCCTTTTATTTTCTTAATTTCTTTTTTTAATTGTATTTTTTTAATGTATATTTCATCTAGTTTGTTAAATTGATTTTCAGATAATTTATGTCCTTTATCTTCATTAAAGCAACCTAGAACATCAAGTCTTTTAGTTTCTAGATCAGCTAATTCGTTTTCTAATTTATATAAATCCATTTTATATTCCCCTTTCTTAAGGCTGTCTAGTTGACAGCCTTTCCTAATACATTGTCAAAGTGATCCCAAGTCTTGACCATTTTTGTATAGTACTTAACTTCGATCATATCTCTTACTCTTTGATCTGAATAATCTAATGATCCTTCAGCTTGGTGTCTTGCGACGATTTCTTTAACTAATGCTTTTTCTGCGTCTGTTCCAAATATTGAAACTACAGCCAAAGCGTTTTCGCTGTGAAGATTAAGATCTTCATTTCTTTTGTATTCTTCTCTAGTTATTACTTGCATTTCGTTTCCTTTCAATATGCTTATATATATAAATTTAATCGCTGATTAAAGTAATTCAAGTATTTTCGATGTTTTTTTTCTCAATGTTTATAGGCTTTTAGAGAATATTTTGAAAATAATTGCAAAAATTATCACAAAAATTGCTACAGAAACGATCATAAGTAGATCTTATATCCGTTCACTAAGGATCCTAAAAACGCCAAAAGATCTTCCGCGTCAGGCAGTAAGAGTATTCCGATTTCGTTATTCATGTTGACGCACATCACTTCAAATTCATCTAAGTTGTTCAACTGAATAAAGTAGCGATCACTATCGTAATCAAATAGAAAACCGCCCTGACTATCTTCTGTTGGTGGGATCTCTTGCGGATCCATAACAACAAGCGCAGGAAATTTACCGATATAAAATTTTATCGACATATAACCGAAGTTAAGATCTTCTAACATTAAATACATTTTACTTACTTTTTTCTTCTTTACAGATATTACAAAAGAAGATCACATCTAGATCAATCCATTGATGACCGTCGATCTTGCAATCTCTTTTCTTGATCGTTGGATCTTTCATTGTTTCTAACAATGACCAATTTTTTTCTAAAGCGTATGGCGTTAGTGTTATATCTTTCCATTTCTGTTTATAGATATTTATCTTCTCTAAAACTTCGTCAGGTGTAGCGCCGATCTCATCTAAGGACTTGGCTACTTTGTTAAACCCGCCGACTTCTGTTTTTGTTTTAGGTGTATATAAATGCTCGGACAAAGTTAGATAGATCTTAGATCTATTCTTTTTATCTTTCTCAATATATTGACTTTGGTTATTCTTCTTTGGTTTGTAGTCCACATCTGAACTGCCCCCCGTGTCAGATATGACCTGCCCCCCTAGTTCATTTTTGAACGCAGGATTTAACTTCAATATATAAAGATTAGATGTCTGTCCTTTTTCTTCGACATATCTTTCTTTAACTTCGATAGCACCGATCAGCCTAAGTTCTTTTAATCCACGCTTAACAGAAGAAGGGGACTTGTTACATTTCTTTCCAATCGTAGCGATCGAAGGATAACAAGTTCCATTTTCTTTATCAGCAAATCTATAAAGAGCTGAATAAACTCTTAACGCGTTGTCTGAAACATTAGAACTGATCAACCACTCAGGTATGATACTAAAATAAAATTCACTAACTATCTGCATAGTTCCCCTTTCTTAGTTAGAACTATACTACTTGTTAGAACTTACGCCGTCTTCTAAAATCTTGACAGCTTTATCCATATCCTTTTGATCAATAATTTTTTCTAGATCTACTTTTACTTTTTCGACAACAGGATCTTTTGGCTTAGGTTTTGGCTTTGGTTTAGTTTTATTGGCGATCAGTTTATCGTCTTCTAAATAACTAGATAGCCAAGCAGAACTGTCATAAAGCTCTATTCCTATCCCTAAGCGCATACCACAGCGCTTTACAGCGTCCGAGATACACTCTTTGGCTCTTTCCCCATTGTTAGCAGGTTTACGCCCTTCTACTTCAAAAGGCTTATCGCACATACCTACTTCAGTTACAGATCTGAAATGACCGTCAATAGTTCCTTCTACTGTGTATTCAACACCTGTAAGGATCTTGCGTCTTCTTCCTTCTAGATCTTCGTAATCATCATAAATAAATGATCCTGCTTTTAACTGAACATCAGGGATCAGCGCGATTAGTCGTTGAGTAACTTGCGTGTGATCAACATAATCGATCCCGTCTTTCTTATAAGATACAGGCAGTTTCTTTACAACTGCTTTATTCCAAGCCTTACTTAGCTTTATTTGATCTGATCTTTTTCCCATTGTTTATATTTCCTTTCTTCTGCGATCTTTAAAACCTTCTTCGTTTAAGAAAGTTACGATCTTATCTTTATCCCATAAGGGACATGCTTTGATCACTTTATCGGGATCAGGTAACTTCCCCCAATATTTTAAACTAGCGACCTTCTTACGATCTAAGCCCGCTAGATCCGCGATCTCTGCAATACTTATTGGATCTATTTTCATCTTATACCTTTCTAATGCTTAAAGGGGGGCTGTTTAGGTGCGTTTCTGAAAGGAAACTACCCCCCGATAAGCAATCTAGCAATCTTCTTCGCTCATGATCTCATGAACATACTCGTCATCAAATTCAGATTTATTCATGATCCTTACTATCTGCGGGACGCCCTGTTTCTTTCCTTCTTCTCTTTGGAACTTTAGGCGCCACTTATCAAAAACTTCCATTGGGTTTTTATAACCGAAACAATTTAGATCAGCCATACCGATACACCTTAACTCTAGATCATCAGCAGGATCAAAAGTCTTGATCCCTTCTCTGTAATTGTTTTCGTATTCATAGACACCGAAAAGAAATCTGATAACTTCTTTCCCTTCTTGTCTTACTTGTATGATCATTTCGTTTCCTTTCTTTTTACTTAGCTTAATCGTAGATTAATTTTATGACAACTACTTCCAATAATTATTAAAGTATTCTATTCCGCAATCAATACAGCAGACTTTTAAACTTTTTAGGTTGGGAAGTCCGTCATCAGATCCACTTACTAATAAAAGTGGATAAGAATAAAAGTTGTAACAAAGATCATGATCACAAACTTTATTAGTTTCATGATCTATTTCTGTTACAAAAGTTGGTTTTGTATATTTTTTTCTATTTGGTAATCGACCAAAAATTATTCTATATTCTTTGTGATCTTCGATCCAATTACCATAAAGACTTATAGAAATATCTTTAGGATCATCATTTGATAAATCTGCTATATCCTTAATAATTTTATTTCTATTCATCTTTAATTAAATACCTTTTATAATAAGATCATATAAAGCTAATTGATCTGCTTTATATTCCCTGTTTATGTACGAGAATAACCCCGCTAATCGCGGGGTTATTTCTTTTATGATCCCTTTACCTAACAAGTGTCCAATTCGTTTTGTACTTGGGATCAATTCTTTCATAATATTTCCCCTTTATGATTAAGACCGTATAAGTCTTGTTGAGATTTTAAAGGTAATCTTCTACAGGTAACGCACCTGTAATATTTCTTAGAAAAAAATTCATAAGTTTCATACGAATAGTATTGATTTACAAATTTTTCTAATTTACCTGTACAGGCTATACCTTTTATAGATCTTAAACATTTCATTTCGTTTCCTTTCATACCTATTAGATTAACCTAAGATTAAAAAGGTTACAAGTTATTTAAAGTAATTATTTATAAGTTTTTAAGATCCCAACAGGATCTAGAAGGGTACCAATGATACCAACCATGTCCGTATCTATTTACAGTATCGTTTTTGATCAGCCAACTTGCAACAGCGACAGACACTCTAACATCAGTTCTCTCGCTTGTGATCTTTAGTTTTGGTGCTAACCAATCCCACCAAGTACGATTGTTAAATTGTAGGATCCCTAGATCGTTGGATCCGTCTTTGTTTTCGTTATATGCTGTAGGTTTTCCGCTACTTTCACAAAAAGCGATCCGCAGGATCTTCCCTAGATCTTCAGGATCTTCAAAGTATTCATGGAATAGATCTACATAATCTTCCATGTGATAGATCATTTCATTATGTTTTCTGCAATCCCAATAGAAATTCAAGCTGTCAGGTGTTATTGGGGACGCTAACGCACAAGCTATAAGAACTTCAGCAATCAAACTGTTCTACTTGCTAGCTAATGCAGGATCTAGATCATTTATCCTAGTAATTCCGACCTTTAGATCTTCTGTGATCCAATTTCCCTGATCGTCATTATATATGATCTTTGTCTTGATCCCGTCGTTTTCTAAGCCAAAAAATGTTTTCGCCATATAATAATTATAATCTAAGATTTATTTATTTTTCCAAATTTATTAAATATTCAGAAGTTACGCCTGATCCGTCTTTTCCAAACAATAAGAACTGACATGGACGCCCCATGCTTGCTAATTGTTCTTGTGCAAAAGTGTTATAACTCTCTGTAGATCCGTTAACCCATACCCTAGTGTCGTTAATATACATCGTTGTAGGCGTGTGATAGTGTCCACAAACAGCATAATCAAAGTCTTCCATAAGTCCGTTAGACGCCAAAGCCTTCCAACCTAAAATCTTTTTATTATAACCATACCAAGCGATCCCACCAAAACCCCTGATCTGATCCCCATGAAATAAGAAAAAGCGTAGTTTTTCGCCTAGTTCAGCTACGGTGTACCAATTTCTTTCGCCTTCCCCGTCAGGACTATTGAAGGTTATTCTTTTCTGATCCTTATAAGCAAGCTCTAAGATCTTATAAAGCATGCGATCAGCGTTAGTTTCAGGGTTATAAGATCTTCTAGATTTACCACCCAAAGCACCATGATTACCTATAACTAAATGACAATCTACTTCTTCAAACTCTGCTAGTAACTTATCTAAAAAACCGATCATAATTCTTGGTGCGTCGATTGTTACTTGTCTATATAAAGAACTATCGATCAAGTGTTCTTGACCTGCGAAAATCAACTCGCCTTCTACAATGTCGCCTAGCACTAAAACAGCTACTTTCTTTACAGGAAAAGACTTACGCTTGATCCTAGCGATGTTTATGATCTTATCTGCGTACCTTAATACTCTTTCTTCTGCTATTTCTGTATTGTAATCAGGTGTAACTTTGGCTAATTGTATGTCAGAAAGTAAGGCTATTGCTACTTCTTCCTGTCCTTTTCTACGATCTCTAGGCGGAACTTTAACTTTAGGGATCTCTATTAGGCTTAAATTGTCTTTGACAGCTTGATAAACAGCGTTAACTAGATCCTGTTTCTTGTGTTTAGCGTTCTCTAAGGACTTTAAAACTCTTCTGTTAGTTGCTTTTAGTTCTTTATTTTCTCTTTCTAGTTTCTCTACATGTTCTTCCTGAAACTGATCAATCGTCTTTTTTGTTTTTTTCTTTGTCATACTGCGTAAAATACCTTTCAATAGAGTTTCTTGATATAGTCCACCCGCAACCGTCTTCAGCAGTTAACCAATCTATTATGGCTTGTCTTCTGTAGCCATTGTCATAATGTTCTAATGCTTTATTCCACTCTTTAAAAGTTTTTTCGCTTTTTAGATAGTATTTAGTATTAGATTGATGTATCAAGCTACTAGGATTTTCTTTAATAAATTCGTCAAAAGATTTAGACACGCTAGCCCTTCTGTTGTTTAATCGTAGTTTAATAGAAAGGTGCGTAGATCCTAGTATTTATATAAGATATTATTACGAGATTGTTACATTAAAACTGTTATCAAAGTTGCAATAGATATACCCGCTATGATCCAACCGTAGATCTCTTGTCTTGTTGGGCGTGTAGCTAGATCCTTTTGGATCTGATCTAACTTTTCAAATAGCTTTTCTATATCTTTCATCACTTTATTGATCATCTCTTTTTGTGTATATCCGTTATCCGACATGACTAAAATATCCATGCTTACAGTTACATAAAGTAATATATGTACCGTTTTCGTTTACATAAGTTTTACAAGATGTCATCTTTATCGATCCAATCCCACTCTTTAAATTTAGCGATGTTTCTTTCTATCTTATCAATTTTAAAGATCATAAAAAGCATTATCTTAAAAATAAAATAAATAGATACAACACCCATAAAAAAATTTTCCATTGTTATTCTCACTTTCTAAAATTTATTGTTAGCAACCATACGACTAATGATCCTAGTATGGCTAGTCCAATTATTGATCTAGAACTTCCTGTCATGCTAAACCAAGCAATAAAAAATCCTAAGATCGTAAATGTTTGGATCACAAGTTCCCTAGTTATTTTTTTCAACCAAGATCCAAGCCATTTAAAAACTTTTATTATATTTATTTTAGGTACCTTTATCTTAGGTAACTTAGGTGCGTTTAATTTAGGTAAATTAAACTTCATTAAAAATTCCTTCTAAAAGGGATCGCACTTGCACTAATGATCTGACTAGCAATAATAACAGGGATCGTAGTTTCCCTAGCTTTAGCCTTCTGATCTTCCGTCATGTCCGATCCGATTTCTCTAATGTTTATTTCAGATAAATCTACATCAATAATAGCACCGATCGGATCTGCTATAAACTCTTCTACTTGAATTTCTACGACAACATCAGCAACGGTAAAATTCTCTACATCTTTATTATCTTCTGAAGTTGCTCTCTCTACATATTCTTCAACAGCTTTACTTATATTCTCGTCTTTTTCGGCGCTCTCTGCTAGGATCTCTAGATCTTCTGCACCCTGTACGCCTAATACTTCAGCTACAACTTCTTTTTCTTCTGTAGATAATGTTTCAACAGTTTTAACTTCGGTAACTTTATTTACTACAGCTTGGACTACTTTCTGTGTTTGTTTATCTGCAACTGCTAAAGATTGTACTTCTACAGTTGAAACCTGTTCTAAGACTTCGATCTGCTCTTCTTGATCAAGAGTTTCTACAAATTCTTCGATCTGTTCTTCTAATTCTTCTTCATATTCTTCTAATTCTTCTTCTGATAGATCTTCTAATTGTTCTTGATCAAGTACTTCTACTACTTCTTCTAGATCAATAATCTCTTGAATTACTTCTTCAACTACAGCTACTACAAGTTCTACTTCTTCTTCTGTTAAATCTTCTATTTCTTTTTCTTTTATTTCTTCAAATTCTTCTTTTGTGATTTCTTCAGGAAGGATCTCTTGTAATATTTCTTCTTCTATCTCTTCTATTTCTTCTTCTAATTCAATAATTTTTTCTTCGATCTCTTCTTCGATTTCTATAATTTCTTCTTCTATTTCTATGATCTCTTCTTCTTCAGGCTCAATTATGATCACAATTTCATTAAATTCGTCTTCTTCTATTACAAATTCTTCTAAATCTAATTCATTTAACTCTTCAATTACTTTAATAATCTCTTCTTTTTCTTCATCAGATAGATCTAATTCAGGATCAAACTCAACTTCTATGATCTCTTCTTCTATTATTTCTAGATCTTTTAGATCTTCTTCAGCTTTAAGATCTATTTCTTCGATCTCTTCATCAGTAAGATCTTCAATTATTATGATCTCTTCTTCTATAATTTCTTCTTCTATGATCTCTTCTTCTATGATCTCAATGTCTTCTAATTCTTCTTCTATGATCTCAAAACAATCGCCCCTTTCTATTTGTGCGTCTGTCATATAACAGCCGTACTCTTCTTCGTTTTTCTTTCTTTCTTGATCTCTTTGCGCGTCGCCCTGCTCTATTTGTTCTTCAGTATATTCAACTTCTTCATCGCCGATCATAACAGTAACTTTTTCAGGCTCGGGCGGTGGTGGTGGTGGTGGGGGTGGCGGGGCTATCGTAGTCGTCGTAGTTGTCGGCGGAATAGTAGTAGTAGTCGTCGATGTAGTCGTAGTTGGCGGGATCGTCGTAGTAGTCGTAGATGTAGTAGTTGTACTCGTAGTCGTCGTCGTAGATGTAGTAGTCGTAGTTTCAGGCGGTAAAGTAGTCGTTGTCGTGGTGCTAGTTGTTGTTGTCGTACTAGATGTACTTGTAGTACTGCTAGTAGTACTACTTGTAGTCGATGAAGTAGTTGTTGAAGTAGTTGTAGTAGTCGTTCCATTATCATAAGTATAATAAATATTATCTATTAAGTACCAATCCCCGTTAGTATCACTTGCACCGTCTATAACAATTTCTGTTATATAAGTATCTTGAACAGTTAGAGTTAATGTGTTTTGTACATAGTTACTATCTACGACATTAGTAGTCATAGTAAAAGTAGCTGAAGATCCATTATCATAATAGACCGTGCCTGATCCTGAAGTTTCCCTAGCACCATAAACAAAGCCTACTTCTGTTATTTGTTTCTGATCAGAACTAGGAAAAGCGATCGTAAGATCGTCTGTACTTGATCTAATTCCTAGCTGATAACGATCAGATCCAAAGTAATTAGATCCAAAACAATCAAGATCTTCTATATAGATCCCCCCTGTATTCTGTGTATCTGCACAAGATCCACTATTGATCGCAGTTACAGCAGTATCAGAAGATCCATAAAGGACATCTATATCCTGATTTATTTGATGATTATTAAAATTTTCTGTTGTTGTTACTTCTTCAGCAAGTAAAACGGGTACAGGAATTACTAAAAATACGACAAGAAGTAATCTAACAAGTGTATTAAACCGATAGATCACTCAAATTCTTTTTAAAGAATTATGCGTCGAAAGTTGTTGCAGGCTTATACTGCTCTAACGCATGCTGAAGAACTGTCAATGTTGATGTAGCGAAGGACACCATTAACACTTGTAATAGATCCGCGTCAATAATTCCTGTCTGTGCTGACAAATAAACACCTATTGCAGATTGTAATCCTGTTCGTAAAGCCTTTACGATCATAAATTTCCAATATGCTTTCCAATTTTTCTTAGCCATTATTCTTCTTCTACCTTTCCGAATTGCCTTTTATTGAAGTGAATACACTTTTTATTAAGACACTTCCAAGCACCTTTAACATAAACTAAAGATATATTACATCTTGGGCAGTTGATACCCATAGTATTTAACCTTTCTAGGTTATGTTCTTTCCTTCTAGTTTAGCATTAAGGATCCTGATCAATCCTTTAATCTCTGATAAATCGTCTTTTATATTGTTTGGGTGGATCATATCAGGTGGACTAGCGTTAGTTACTTCTGATCCTAAGTTTATTTTAGTGATCTCTAATGTAACTTTTTCGCCACGATCTAAAGCGTCTGCGACTTTTGGATAAAAGTTTGTATATGCTAGCTTACTATTTCCTATAAATCCGTCTTTAGAAACATCTAGATCCTGTTGAGTAGATCCCACTAGAACGCAACCTGCCGTATTTTCGTCAGTATTCCCTAAGTGAAAAAGCACCCATTTAAAGTTCGGGATCTGTTTTATTTCGAGCATACCGCGTCCCTTATGGATCGTAGGATATTTCTTTGTATAACGATTGAAAAAGCCACCTTCATTACGATATTCAATAGGATAAGTACCTTCAGGAATACATGTTTCGCCTGCTATTTTAATATCTCTATATTCGTCTTCTAATACATAGCACTCGAATACACCGTCCACAAATAACATACCATTGACAGCGTCTTTTCCAAATTGAGTTCTAATTAGTTGTAGTTTCACTATTCAGGTTTTGGATTATCTGCTTTGACTTGATCTATATGATCTTTAAAAGTAGTAGTATCGTTCTTCTGATCCCAATAGATCATGTCTAATTGATCGCCGATTGATCCGTACTCTGCTTGTCTAGCTATTTTATAGCCATTTTCTTGCTGATCATAATCACTATTAGCCTTATCTATAACAGCCTGATCGTATTCACTTTCAGTGAACTCTCTTCGCTCGTTATTAACTTGCGCCCACATACCGTCGCCACCGTTAGCGGTTTTCATAGCGTCGATCTCTGTCTGCGCTTGTGCTGTTAGTTCTTCTAATGTAGCCATACTTATTCCTTCCTATCTTACTATATATTTCTTATACTTACTTCTTTAAACCATATAATGTAAATGTTCCACTAGCTATGTTTCCACTAGACATAAAATAATTTACTCCATTATGAGTTTCTGCTACTGTATAAACCCAACCACCCTGTCCACCTAGTAAGACACCACCAAAATAACTACTAAAAACAATTTCATCAGTAGCGAAACTATATTCACTTGAATTATTGAAGTTAAACAAATATTGAACACCCTGTAATGTTTCCTCTGTATCTGTTCCCATAGCTAATTGTGTATTTACAAAAACTTCAGTTTGATTAGTAGCACTATTATCATTAAAAGGATTATTAGACCTTAATGTTTTTTTAGCATAATCGTAATTAGAAGTTGATTGTGCAGTTCCACTAGCAGTTACTCTAACCTTTAAACTTTGTGTATCTGTATCGCCCTGCACATCACTTAACCTAACCATATACACATCATAAGTGCTATCAATACCTGTTAAAGTTACACTTGCTACTGCTGATGTAACTATTTCTTCTTGTATTTTTATTAAGCTACCACTCATAATTCATTTAACTCCATATACTGTTAGTTTTCCGTCAAAAAGTTGAATATTTCCATTATCAAAAATATTTAAACCTGTTATTTGTTCAGCAACTTTATAAACACCACAATATTTTAAACTTCTTAGTGGTCCTGTTATGTCATAGTAAGTTGCATATTGATTGAGCATAAAAGTGTACTTTGAACTGTCATAAGGATTTATAACATACATAACACTTCCACTACCACCATTACCAATACCCTCTCCTAATGTTTCTACCCAAGATGTATCACTAGTATTTTTCTTTTCTTGAAATGTAGTATCTGACCTCATTATTACACCTGCATATTCATAATTAGATGTTGAAACTACACCACCTGAATTAATAACTCTTGTGTTTATAACTTGTCTGTTGCTACTGTGTTGTAAACCTGTGATTGTTATTTTATAAACATCATATTTATCGCTAAATATATCAGTAATATTAAATGAGTTTGCACTATCTAAAGTTTGAGATTTTATAAATTCTAAATTAGTAGCCATTATGAATATTCCTTTATGCCGTATAGAGATATAGAGCCACTTGTAATATTCCCACTTTGCATTAAAATTTTAATTCCTGTAACTTGACTTTTTTGTGGTAACATACCTGCTCCAAAATTCATATTTCCATTAGGTGTAGCATTCATTGTCATTGAGTGAAAAGTTAAAAAACTGTATTTTGTACTGTCTGTTAAATTATAAAAATATGTATAACCATTTGCAGTTTCATTAGTAGCATTACCTAAATTCATTAAAGTATAAATTCTAGTGTTACTTGTACTTCTACTTTCCCCAAAACTTCCTGCAACATTTCCATATTGATAAGCATATTGATAAACACTTGCAGTTTCTTCTACACCACTTTCAAAAAATCTAACATTTGTTAAAACATTATTATTTGCAGAGTGGATATCATTAAAAGTCATAAAATGAACATTGTAAGTTCCTAAGTTTGTAAAATCAACACTTGCAACATTACTAACAATTTGAGTTTCAATTAATTCTAATTGTCCATAGTTAGTATATTTATCTGCTCTTGTTAGATCATAAATATCAGTAGGTGTAAAGATACCTTTATTATTTCCAAAACTTTGTTCTGGGCTTTCTGGTATATATCCAAATTCATTACTCATAATTACACCACCTTATACAATGTAAATGTACCACTAAGCAGATTTGTACCTGTACCCTCAAAAAAATGTAATCCGTCACTTGCACTTGCAACTGTATGAACTATACCACCTTGACTTCCTATATTGTTAGTAGCATAATCCACAACAACTTCCTCTAATGTCATAAAACTATATTCTGAACTTGAATTAAAGTTATAACAATAAAGTATAAAATTTGCACCTTCACCTGTTCCTGTACCTAAAAATTGTGAACTATAAAAAGTAAGATTTACCTGTGCATTATTTGCGAAAGAAGTGTTTGCTTTTAAATTTTTAGTACCAAAATCATAGTTAGCAGTTACATCAGCACTACCACTTTTTGTAATTCTTAATCCCCATTGTTTTATATCTGTTTCAACTCTTAAATTATTTACTGCACACATATAAACATCATCAGTATTTATGCCTGTCAAAGTAACACTTGCAGTTGCACTAGATATTGTTTCTGTTGCTACTTGTACTAAACTCATTAGCTATCAACTCTCAATCCGTAAGTTCTAAATTTTCCACTATCCATATTTCCTGTTTTTGCAGAAAATTGAATACCTGTAATACTTGTAGTACTTTTTTGCACACCAATACTTTTCCAAGTATATGATTGAGGTGTTGATGTTCTGTAAGACATAGTCTGTGAAATATAAAAAGTATAAGATGATGAATTTGTTGGATTGAATATATACATAGTCATTTCCCCTGTATCATTTGTACCTGTACCAATAAAACTAATACTTTCCCACTCTGTCCTGCTTGTTAATCTTTCCTCTGCAACACTAGAACTACTTGGAATATATAAACTTGCATAATCATAGTTAGAAGTTATTTCACTACCACTACTGTTAATTACTCTACCAAATAAATAATCCCCACTACTAGAAGTCATAGCTATGTCTGTTGCCTCTATAACATATATATCAAAATCATCTGTAAATACATCTGTTATATTTAAAGTATTTATTGTTGAAGTAACTTCAGTTTCATTTACTAATCTCAAAACACTCATTTTTGATTAACCCCAAATAATTTAAATTCCCCTAATATTTGACCTGTTGAAAAAGTACTTCTTAACCTAAAGCCGTCAACTGCGCTAGCTTGTGGTAAAACCCCACCGCCAAATCTCATAGCATAAGTAGTTCCAAATTGTCCTGTTCCTATAAATGTAACATAAGTATATTTTGATGAATTTGTTGGGCAATAAATGTAACAGTATGAATTGCTTGAATTAGCAGTTGTGCTGTCTGTATCTGCGCCAACATGTATCCAAGCAGAAGTAGTAGTCTGACCATTACCAAAACTACCACTTGCCCTTCCACTTTGTAGCCCATAATTATACACCCCTGAACTTTCCAAAACCCCACTTTCGTAAAACTGAATACCTGTTGTGTATCCTACTTGATCTGATTGTACATTTTTTGTTTCTAAATAATAAACATCATATCTATCAGTAAAAACTTCAGTAAAATCTATTGCACTTGTCATAGATGAAACTGTTGTAGATGTTATAAATTCTAAGCTACCACCCCAACTACCGTCTTTAGTTAGTTGTAATATTTCGCTAGGTGTATATAAACCTGTATTCTTTTTTACATCATTTGGTTGCGTACCTATATAGGACATAAGTTGATCCTATTAAGTTTGTCTTAGAAATGATACATTGTATTCGGCGCTAGACGCTGAAGAGCATAAACCCTGCAACTTATCGCCTGTTTCTAATGTGATCTTGGTTGGTATTTCTATGGTTGTGCCGAACGGAAGTGATACATTATTTAAAATGTGTCTTAGTGTTCCGCCTGATTTAGTTACTGATAGATCAATAGTTACATCTGCACTACTTGAATTAACATTAGAAACTAAAATACCAATTACTGTTTCAGTTGTAGAGCTAGGAACTGCGTCAACAATATCGCCTGCTGAAGTTCCTAATACGCCCTGTACGCTGTGTAAAGTGTCCGCCATATTCTATTCCTTTCCTAGCTTAAAGCTAATACTAATCCTAAACTTACGCCACCTGCTAGGTTAGCTATATCCCCCGCAGTTGTTTTCTTTAAACTATTACTATCATCAGCGTCGCCGATCAGAACAATATCTGCGCTAGCTACTGTAGCTGAAGTCGCTGAATTAGGGGCAATAGCTAAAGTTGAACTGAAAGCGCCACTTGTAGCACTAGTTCCGCCCGAAAGTCCTGAAGTGCCTGCTGTTGTAATAGTTACACCTGTAATATCGCCTTCGCCTATAAAACTAGCCCAAGCAGATCCATTGTAAAATTGAAGTGTGTTACTGTCTTTTAGAAAACAAAACATACCTTCTGCGTCATTAGTTCCTAATGCACTATCTCTAGCTGTTGCGTCTGCGTAAACCTGAATAACTTGATCTTGTATAAATGTTTGAAACTCTGTAGCACTAATTAAATCGCCTGTGCTATAACTTTTCCAACCTGCACCCGCCATATTATATAAACCTTTCTATAACTCTAACTATAAGCGAAACGAGTACCTTCGCCAAGTTTAGCTGTTCCTAATATCCAAGCCGAAGATCCCGCAGGACTAAGAGTAGCAGACCAAGACCAAGATTGCGACGATCCATTTACGGTATGCTGTATGCTTTCGATCAATAATTCGTCTTCTATTGTTGTACCGCTAGGATCTTGGATCTTAACTTTTATACGATCCCCGAACTCACGATCTAAAACCTGTGTCCATAAACCCGTGTTATCTCTAGGATTTACTGTTAATTTATCAACTCTAACTATTGGAAGTGAAGTTTCTGCTATTTTCTGTTCTATGATCGATAAAACATCACTATCAGAAACATTGATCGTACTTTTTGTAGATCCTTTAGCTGTAAATCTAAGAACGCTATCAGCGTCTGAAATATATTGCGTTGATCCGTTTTCTCTTGTCCACTCATAAACATTGATTATCTCATTATCATCAAGAGATAAACTGACATCAGTATAGGGAAGATCAGTACCCGTATTACTAAAAGTACCCTGAACATTTACAGCTTTAGTATTAGATAACCTATAATCACGATTTCTAAAAGTAGCTTTTCCGTCTGCACTAATAAAGAATTGTGCGTTTTCTGCTACTTCTACTTCTCGTAAAGCTGAAAGAATATTATCTGATAACTGTTGTGATTGAACATTGACCGTACCTGTTAAAACATCTCTTCTATTACTAGGAAAACCTACTGCATTTAGGATCCTAGTAACACGATCAGAAGATAATTCTGTAAGATCTTCATAACCTAATCTAGTTGATTGTCCTAATTCACTAAATCCACCACGACCGATACGCCAAGATCTACTGTCTAAAACACCTGATTGAAAGATTTTAAATGCGTCAGTTGCTCTAAAAGTTACGACGCTATCCTGTCCCTGTGCAGTAAAAACTACAGGAATTGTATCTAAAAATCCTTCAAATAAAACATAAGTACTTGAACTATAAGTAGCGCTGATCCTAACTCTTTTAAGTGGCTGTATTTTAGATCTAGAATTAGCGCTGTCATAATAATAAGTAGTCTGACTAGGATTAAACCTATTATCTGTATTTGAAAGCAATATTTGTGCTGATCCTGCACCAAACTGACCTAGTTCATTTACTCTTCCCCTGTTAGTTGTAAACTGTCTTACATATTGACTTACATCTGTAAAGGATTGACTTTCATCAAAAGGATCACTATCAAATCCGATTTCTACGGTTATATCGACATTACTATCAAAAGCTACTGACATTAGACAATCGAAAGTCCGCGCTGTTGTGCTTTTGTTATTGCAGTAGCAACAGCATTTTCTACATCTTGTTCAGTTCCAAGTACTGCACCTGTTGTAACATTAATACTTACTGATCCGCTAGTTGCTAACATAGATCCTGCAAAACCACCTACACCGCCACTACTTACAAAAGGTGTTTCGTCTTTTAATGCACCTGTAGGATCGAAGGCTTTTTGAGCGGGAACAGTACCACCTGTAGTTCCAAGATCTACGGGTTTTCCTGATAAAGCAAATATTTCGCCAAATTTATTCATAACACGATCTAGATCGCCTGTAACTTTGTCAGCCATAAGTCCTACTAATTGTTCAAAAGTTCCTAAAGCGCTTGCGTCTGCTAATGCTTTATCTAGTTCAGCTTTAGCAATCGCCATTTCTAATAAGTTTTCTGTACTGTCGTCAGTTGCTTTAGCTAATTCTTCTTTAGCAGTTCTATAATCATCAGTAGCTTTTTCAACTGCTTTTGTAGCTCTTTCGACATCTTCCTGCGCTCTGATCAGATCTTGTTCTGCTTGCTCTTCTTCTCTAGTAGCTGAAGTGCTAGCTAATGTTATTTCTTCTAGTCTTCTTTTAGCTAGTTCTAGTTCTTTATTCTGTAGCGTAGATCTTTCTTCTATATCTGATAATCTTTGTACCGCGTCAGCTTGTCTTAGGATCGCGATTTCTTCTTCTAATGTAACTTGTTTACTTAGTTCTTTTTGTCTATTTAATTCCTGTTCAGCTAACTCAACTGCTTTAATTGCTTTTTCTTGATCAGTTTGGGCGTCTTCTAAACTATCTAATCTATCTTGTTCTTCTGTTTCTAGATCTATGATGTTTTGTTTTATATCTTCGATCTTTTGATATGCTTTAAGCACTTTGTTTAATGCGCTTAAACCTTTTTCGTTTCTTAATGCAACTAATTCTTCTTCTGCGTCGTTTAGATCTTCTGTAACTTCTGTAGCTGTTTCTATTGTGTGATTTAATCTATCTTGTTCTATTTCGTATCTATGAGCATTGTTGATCTGATCTCTTTGGATCGCGTTAGCTCTTTCTATTTCAGAAGAAAGATAAGAAGTATTACTTGCGTAATTTTCTAAAAGATTGGCGTTTTGTTGTGATCTTAGGATCTCTTCTAATCTTTCTTGTTGCTCTACAAAGTTAACTACAGGGGATCCACCACCCATAGCACCTGCGAAAGCACCACTTAACATCGCTATTGCTTGTGCTTGTTCTTCAATACTCTTTACAGGTGCGTCGCCTTTAAGTCTTAAAATTACTTCATCTAGAAATCTATTACCTAATCCGATTGCGTCTTCTAATGCAGGTGCAAACTTATCAGCTAGTATTAATCCTATTTCTGCAAACTTGTCGCCTGCTAGTCCAACTTGTTGTGATAAAGATGTGATCTGTTTATCTGCAACTTCTTGAGTTGTTCCCCCGCTATCTCTAAGAGCGCTTTCATATTCTCTGATCTTATCTGTTGATCCTGATAAGATCTTAACCGCGTCAGCCACACCACGATTAAGACCTAACTGATCTAATGTACTTGCTTTAAGTTCATCGGACATAGGTTTAAGTACACGATCAAGCTCTTCAACTATGTCAGCAACATTTCTCATATTGCCTTCAGCGTCAAACATTTCTAGTCCAAGTTTCCTAAACTCTTCCCCGTTCTTCGCTGTAGCTCTTGGGATATCTCTTAAAACCTGATTTAACTTTTCGCCACCTTCGGCACCCTTAACGCCTGCGTCTGCAAAAACAGCAAGAACAGCGACGCCTTCTTCAATATCTTTATTAACAACTTTTAACGCGGATCCTGCTTTAGATGTAAGAGCCTCAGAAAATTGCTGAACACTTGCGTTAGCTAAGGTGTTAGCTTTGACTAATACATCAGTTACCCTAGTTAAGTTCTCTAAGTTTTGTTGTGCGTCATTAACAGTAAGACCTAATGCGGATTGTGCGTCAGTAGCCAAGTCAGTAGCAGTAGCCATATCGAACATACCTGCTTGGGCAAACTTAGCAACTTGGGGAAGTGCTTGGATCTGTTGTTCTGCGTCTAAACCTGCGGACGCTAAGAAGAAAAAGCTCTCTGCTGATTGTTCTGCTGAAAAGGAAGTACTGATCGCAACTTCTCTCGCAGTTTGTTCCATACGGCGTTGCTGATCTTCAGTAGCACTCATGATCGCTAATGATTGTGTCATAGCGTCGTCGAACGCCATAAATTGTCTAGTTGCGCTCGATAGAGCTTTCGCCATAGCTACTGCGCCTGCAACAGCAGTAACGCCCATAGCTTTTCCGAATTTACCTAACCCCTTAGAAGATTTATCGCCCGACTTACCGATCCCGTCTAATTGTCTTTTAGCTAGATCAGCACCCTTAGTTATTATGTTTAAAACTATATTTGATACAGCCATTTATCGTCTGTTCCTTTTCTTCTTCATTTCTGCGTCTGCGAGTGCTTGGGCTTTATCGCGGGCTTTCTTTTCCCATAAATAGAAATAAGCCCACTCATTAAATTCCTTAGCACTCATCTTACTATGCAACTCGCCTACCGTCATGCTTAGATCACGGGCTAAACGAAAAGAAAAGGCTAGATCGGTATCTAGATCAAAACTGATCGGCGTCTTCCGCCGTACCCCCTAAGCCATTTAAATTGTTGATTTCTACAAAGATCTGATCGACTATCTTGCTATCTTTCTCGTAAAGACTATCTATTAGATCATCATCTAATTCAGGATCTACTACGCACTCTTTTAAAAGATGTATTTGATATTCAAAAGCGTCTAATTCAGTATCTTTGAGCAATCGACCAAGTTTAACAGCCATACCTTTTGACATACCTTTAATCTTGATCGAAAAGCCCCACTCATCAATATTTATTATTTTTTCAGGCACATCAGGAAGACCTAAGATGTCTTCTCGACTTAGCCTTTTAAGATTTTCACTCATTGTGCGTCCTATCTATTTATTTAGTGTGTACCTCTAGTAACCGCGTCAGAAACTTGTAGATCTGCTGAATAAGCAACCACATCGCCGACAGGGCTAGAAATAGCATAGTTTGTTAATATTGTTTCGCCTGTGTATTTAACTTTTCCTGATCCTGTTCCTTCAGGGGAATATTCAAAACTTAATGTAGCAGATTGTCCTAATACAGCGCCGAATATTGCGTCTGCTGTACTATCCCAAAGACCGCCTAATGAAATAGTCGCGTCTTTCAATCCAACAATATAAGTTTTATTGTCCTTCCCAAGTACTGTTGTTTCTGCAACATCAGCAGTTTCAGGAAAGTCCACATTATTTACATAAGCCGATATATCTGTAAGTGATCCACCTGAGTTATCAAGTTTAAATACACTATCTTTTCCATGAACAAAAGCCATTTTTTATCTATATCCTTTCTTAATTGTTTCTTCCAAAGCCAATTATAACAGCGAAACTTGGTGTAGATCCGCCTACTGTATATTCGACTTTTAGATATCTATTTACTGTAGTACCTTTCGCAACCGCTTTAACTTCGCTAGTTGCTGAAGTTGCTTGGGTAAATGTTACTAGATCAGCGTAAGTACTGTTATCAGCACTATGAGTGATCTTAGCGTCTAAAGTTGGGCTAGTTCCACTAGCAGAAGTAACGATAATAAAAGCGCCACCCCCGTTAGCTGTACTTGCTGAATTATCTCTAGCTGTTCCTGATCCTGTAGCTGTAACAGTTGCATTTTCAAGAACAGTACCATTAAAGATACCTTCATCAGATTGAAAGTCAGCACTAAAAGCAACGATATCGCCTACAGGACTTGAAATCCCATAATTAGTAAAGTTACCTTTTCCAAAACTTACACTATCAGTAGCGTCAACACCGTCAATCCCCATGACTAATTCTTGACCACCTGTGCCGAGATTAGTTGCAATAGGACTATCTGCTGTAGCGTCGAAAAATCCTGCAACTGTTATAGTGCCGTCTTTTCCGCCTGCTATGTATGTTTTAGCTGATTTTCCAAAAGTTGTACTTTCTGCGATGTCTGCTGATCTTGTAGCGTCAGCATTGTTTAAATAGCTAGAAAGATCGGTGCTGTTCAAAAATACTTTAGTGTCCTTACCGTGTTTAAACGCCATTACTGACCGCCTTTACAAGTGTCGGGACAACTTCCACAACAATTCATTATTTCTTCCTTCTTCCTGATCCTGATCTTCGTCTTCTTCTTCTAGTTCCTGATCCTGATCCTGATCCGTATCTTCCGTAACCCATTATATTATTCTTCTTCCTTATTATTCAACTCTTGCATTTTTTGTTCTTGATATTCTTTAGCATTTACTTTGATAACAAGTCCCTGATCTAATAACCACTTAGCAGGTTTTTTATCAATGCTTTCGCCTGCTTGGATCTCTTTATCTTTAATTTTTAAATTTACTGTAGCTATATACATACTTCTATCCTATCACTTCTACTACAAATTCCACGCCAAGTAAGTCAGTATTATTTAACTCGAAGGCGCCGTAATCTCTTACTTCTGTAACTCTAACAGAAGACGCGACACCACCCAAAGTTAGATCGCTTTCTATTGCAGACTTCATAGAGTTGGATCCTGAAGTCTTGATAAACTGATCTAAAGTTTCTTGGCTGTCCTGACCGTCAACATTAGCGACATAAAGCCTTACAGGGATCAAGTATTTATCTGATCCCCTAGCCATAGTAGTATCATATTCTAAGGTATCAAGCACCCCAACTATTGCTATAGGTGGCTCGGCTCGGTGGGGGACATAAGCGTAAACATCAACGATCGTGATGTTATTCGATATGTTCGTTGCTATTCCTGATCTGATCTGTGTCAAAGTCGCCATGACTTGATAATAGCATAGATCTAGGATCCTTAACAGGCTCACGCAGATAAGTATTATTTTCTAAGTCTGCGCCTGAAGGAAATCCTTCATTGATACTGTCGTATCTATATCGAGTGTTCACATCTTTTTTGATCCATGACTTTAGATCTTCGGACAATCCGCCCTGAAGGAAAGTCTGAAGATCTAATAGTCTGCGTTTCAATTCCATAATATTATTCTACTTCTTGAAATTCTAGTGTGATATTAGGCATTAAGGTTAATTGTAGTAAACCTGTTTTGTCTGATACTTCAAGATAGTAATCCTGTTTGATAGTTGGCGTTAGCTTACCTTCTTTCAGGATCTCTTCTTGTAGCTGATCTTGTTCTTTTACAGCTAGTTCTAGATCATCTCTTATGATCTTGTGTACCTGATCTAACTTACCTTTCTCAACATCATAAGTTCCAACAACGCTTATGGATCCTATGACTTTGTAATTTTCTGACATTTATATCGTTCCCCTTTCTTTCATGTCTTTTATTAATTTTTCATTGAAGTCGGGTGCTTGGCTATCTAAAAACCAATCGCCTTCTTCAACGAACTTATCGTATTCTTCCTTACTCATAGTTTCTTTATCCATTTATAGTTCCCCTTTCAAGTTTGGATAATTTAGATCTATCTCTTTAAGATCTAAAGTTTGTCTGATCTGATCGATCTGATCATGACTTGTAATGTCATGAGCGATGATCTGCTTTATATTTTCTATTGGTGTCATATTCCCTTTCTGTTTTCTTTGGCGGGGGGATCAGCCCCGCCATTTTTTTATGATCTACAGTTTGTACGGCACGGATCTTACGACAACCCTTTCGGCTGACGGAAGATCTAGTGAGTTGTAAAATACTGTTTGACAACCGTTCCCGTGATCTGCGAAACGCTTTACGCTACACGGTTTACAAGTTGTAATACGAAGTCTTGTTTTTGTAGTAAAAACAGAAACTTCGCAAGTAGATTTAGTTTCGCCACTAGGACAATGAGTTTTACGCTCACGCTTAGCAGGAACTTCAGCAGGTATAGTCAACGCCTGTCGCATAGCTCTAGGAATTGTACTGCTGAAACTACAAGTACAAGATCTACAATGTACCCCCACAACACCCCCTTTCAAAGTGTTAGATTTAGAAGTTGTTATTGTCATTACTTAGATAGTCTTTCTATTTGCATGTACAGCACATCTCTTTCGTTAGAAAGATTGTTTAGGTGCTTAAATAAATTCTTATAAAGATCTGAATTTTCTTGCCCCTTACTTCTAAGATACATCATACCTTCGATAGCGTGCTTTGCGTCGTTCTCTTTGCTTTGATATTCTTTTTCTAGTTTTTGTAATTCGTTCATTTTTGTTTCCTTTCAATTTGTTCTTATACTTAATTTAACCATAGATTAAAAAGAAAGTCAACAACCATTTTTTTTAATATTCCTGATTTAGCCTATATTTACAGTTTTTTAAATAATAACCCCAATGTTTATAGGCTTAAAAGAGTGGGAAAAAAAAATTTTATTTTTTTAATTTATTTTCTTAAATTGTTTCTCAATATCGTTCGCTAGATCCACTAAGAGTGCTTTTCTTTCTGTCTTGGTATCTCTTTCAGCGATCAGTAAATAAGGTACAAGCGGTGTTCCTTTTTCTGCTATTGATCTAGCAACTACGAAAGCTAAGTTTGGATCGCCCAACTTTCTTTCTGCCCACCCACGAAGTTTCCTTACAGGTGGGAAGTGCGGTTTAGATCTAGTAAATGGCTCGGATAGTTTTAGCTTTCCTGATCTCTTTGGATCGCCATGAACAAAAGGGGACTTCGGGCTGTCTGATCTAACTTGGATCCGTTGCGGTAATCTTCCTTTAGTTTTGATCTGTGTTGATCTAATAGATCTTTTAAGTGCGCCTGTGTCTTCAGGTGCTACTTCTTGCGCTCTGTTCTTGATCAGATAAGCGGAAGTACGCATATAAGACCTGATCGGTTTATTAGATAAGTTTCCTAGATCAACTTTCTTTTTTACTTTGTTTAATCCTGTTACTTTAAATTGTTGACTAAAAGCCATGATCTAAAGTCGATGTCTGATATAAGGTTTTATTAAAGTCTTTGCGTCAGGATCCATTTTTTGAAACAACTCTCTTTCGCCTGTTTCTGAAGATCCGTAAGTTGAGAAAGGGCTGTCTTTTCTTTTCCATAATCTAGATGATTGTAATAAACATGCTTGCTTGATCGCGTCAGGTACAGCATTAAATCCCCATTTAGCCGTGATCTTAATATTTCTAACAATATCAGGATCAAACCTTTCTGAAGATCGTCGATCAAATATTACTAATGTTTGGAAGGGAATATCATTATCGCCGTCTAGATCTACTACATCTAACGGCTTTAAGTAAAAGTCTGTATCGAGTGTTATTGTTTTATCGTAGGATCCGTCGTCTGTTGTATCTAACTGCACGATTAATCCTGTTGTTGTAGCTATATCAGGAACATCTAAGATAAAAGGATTATTAGGCGTAAAGTATTTTATTTGCACGCTCTCACTTATAAAAAATACTCTGCCTGTAATCTGATCTATTAATCTAGAGCTAGCGTTAATAGCATTAGTTAAGTTTGTATCTTGTGATGATCCTGAAAGCCCAATCATTGTTTTTAGATCGCTAGTAGAACAATATTGCGCGTGCGACATTAGTCCTACTTAGCTTTATTTTCGGCAGGTGCCTTCGCTTTCGCTTTGGCTTTATCTAATCCCCACTCTTTAGCTTGTAGATCAGATATTTCATCGCCTTTCTTACCAAGTAATTTACCTTTAGCCCAACCTTTTGGAAGACCGTCAGTACCTTCGGCGACTTTACCTTCATCATTTATCCATAAATCTTTTTTTAGTTTCATTGTTTTCCTTTTCTTTGTTTGATCCGCACCCGCCCCGTAAGACGAGTGCGACATCAAAACCATTTTAACTATCTATTAAAAGTTAGTTATTGAACAGAAAGCAGTAGCCCTATAAATAGGGAAACCTAATCTCATGCTAGCTTTCATCATGACTTTATCTTTTGTGAAGAAGTCATCATGGCTATCAGACATAGATACTTCAATACCCTGTCTTGAAACTATGTGAACTGCTTGTCCGCCACCGAAAGCACCAACTAACGCTGTTCCTGCTGAAATAGCTGTTGTTGGAACTACAGGTACACCCCATATACTTGCTTGCGGTGCGCCGTTCATCATACCTGCGCCCACGAATAGTGGTTGTAATGCGCCTGAAGTTGTTACGGCGTTTACTTCTGTTACTACATCGTACCAATCAGAAGGGTGCATAAGAATTGCGTCAGGCTCTATAAAGGCGTCCTTTCGGATTTCTGTAATTGCCTGATAAATTTGTCCAATTCTCTTCAAGTTTCCTGAAAAAGATGAATAATCAAAAGTATTAATTCCTGATTTGTTTAAGATACCACGAATTATTGGCGCTGATCCTGATCCCCCGATTAATACATCGGACAATCTAAGTTCAAGCATTGTTCTTAGTCTGCTATCTAAGTAGCCCTGTACTGCTGATACATCAGCAAGCAGTTCTTCTGTAACAGGTATAGAAACACCAAATTTTCTGATCTCTTCTGTTCTTTCTGTGAAAGCTAAAGCACTTTCGCCGAAAGCTGATCCTTCTGCTACTTCTGCACCATTGTTAGTGAAAGTAGTTTCTTCTAGATACTTGTATTGATATTGATCTGTATTGATTACATCAAAGAGATCGATAACAGCACTATTGTTTCTTGTAGCTGTAGGGACGATTAGATCATCTCTAACTACTGAAGGTGGATAGTTGCTTTCAGTTAAAAGAGTTTTAGTTTCAGCTAAAGGCGACCAATTAATTTCAGATTTAATTCCTTTTGCGCCGTCTTTGACATACGCTTGAAATGCTTTGCTCTCGTACAATGCTTGTCCAAGTGTTCTAGGCATTTCTTTTGCAGGAACTTCGTTGAATACAGGTGCAGTAACTTCTACAGCTTTTCCTTCTTCAACATCATTTTCTAATTGCGCTTTTTTAGTTTCAAAAACTTCCATTTCTCTTACTTCTTTAGCCAATGCGTCAATAGCGTCATTTCTTTGGATCCACTCTTCGCGTGTTTCAGCGTCAACTGATCCATTTTCCATGTCTTTAACATCTGCTAAGGCTTTTTCTCTAAGATCTTGAAGTTCTTGCTTTTTTTCTTTTAAGCTCATTTTCTTCCTTTTATATATCGGCTGTTTCAGTTAAAACAGCCATTGTTCTTAGAAATAAGTCTTGATCTTCTTCAGTATTCTTGATCATGTTTTCATCTTTCACGCCTGCGTCTAATAGATCATTAAGATCTACATAAGCGTCGTGTAAGTCTTCTACAAGATCCTGAATAGCTGTAGATGATTTCTCGCTTAGTTTCTTTCCTTTTTCTAGGCGTAAAGAAGTAAGTTCTTGCGCCCTGTTGATTACTGATTTCAAAGTGTTACGCACCTCTTCAATTTCTTCAGTAAATCTTTTACCTTCTGTCTTTTGTTCTTTGACAGCTAGGGTATGGGTATTCTGATTAGCACCAACTAGGACAGGGCTAACTTCCCATACTTTTAAACTTTTTAGATAACGGACTTCTACTTCTTCTGATCCGTCTTTGGTAAACATACCATTTTCACTATCTAACACTTCATATCCGAACGACCATTGTTGTAAATCGCCCATAGCTTTGACAGTTTCATAAGCGTCTTTTCCGCGTTGGGTGTCCATAATAAATTGACCTTTGAAAACTGCTTGTCCTTCTTCTTCTACGATTTCGCCACGACCAATGACATCTTTCCAATCATGTCCCCAAACCATAGCCACGCCTTTTTCGCCGTAACCTGATTTAATAGAGTTTGGAAGAACGACATCGCCGTCGCTGTCCACTTCGTTAAATACTGAAAATACTGCTTTAACAGATCCTTTCTCGCCTTCGTCTGTTAGAAGAGATATATTTTTAAATTGTCTTTCCATTTCAAGCCTTCCTAGTAATTCGCTTATTATGATAAATAGTAGTACACCTACAATTCACAATCAATTCAATGGGTGCGCCGAATTTACTATCTGCGGGATAGTCCATTTTATAGCCTAGCACATTAAATTGTTTTGACATAGGAACTCTCTGATTATCAACAACTCTATGGCTGTCCCTGACTTTCCCGTCCCTTCTTGTTAGCCAAGATTTTTCTAATGCTAGTCCTGTTTTCTTTGCGCCTTCTTCTTGTCCCCATTGTGATAAAGCTAGTCCTTCTGTTCTAGCGATCCTAGTTGCGTCGCCTAACATACGCTTAGTTAAACTTTCTGATAGTTCGTTAGCTATGTAATCATCTAGATCAGTTCCCCTAAGTCCAAGCGCTCTACCTGCGTCCATACCTTTTCTAAGTGATCTGTTTACAATAGCTTTTCTAGATTTAGACATTTCAGGAAACAAAGTATCTAAGCGATCATTTACAAAAGCAATAGCGTCTGAATTTCTTGTAAGGTTTTCTATAGGGATCTGAACGCCCCTAGCTGATCTAAGCGGATAAAATCCTTCTGTGATCACTTCTCTAGTTGGCTTTCTTCTTCTTTGTCTTGCGATCGCCTGTTCCTGATCTGCTGTAAATTGTGTCTTTACATTTTCAGGAAGTAGAGTTACAAACTGATAGAAGTAATAATCTGTCATCATAGAAAGATATAGATCATAAATATCAGCTTTCCAATTCTTAGTATTCTGATCTATTAAGAAATCAATGACACCGATCATACCTGCTTGACGAGCTGTATTGTCTTTAATGTAATTTAAAATATCTTTTCTTTGGCGATCTAGTAACTTGTAATACTCTACAGCTAACGCATAATCCCAATTCTT